ATCCTCGAAGACTTCCTCTTCCTCTTCCTCTTCTTCAATCACATCATCGTCGGAGATGAACTCTTCTTCCTCTTCTTCTTCAGGGCGATCAGACATTTATCTTGACTGAGAAAAGATCGAGACCAAAATTTCGCACCAGTGCGATTTCAGCCGAAAAAAAAATCTTAGTATATAATACAAAAACTCTCAAAATGGCCGGTGGTCTCATGCAACTCGTGGCGTACGGCGCCCAAGACGTGTACTTGACGGGTAACCCGAAGGTTACCTTCTTCCAAGCTGTGTACAAGCGACACACGAACTTCGCGATGGAAAACATCGAACAAACTGTCAACGGCACGGCGTCCAACAACGGCCGCGTGTCCGTCACCATTGCCCGCAACGGTGATTTGATCGGCGACATGTACGTCGAACTCGTCACCGCGTCCCTCGGCACGAAGGCCGGTACCGCCGACATCGATGCGTGCTGGGTCGCGGAACGTGCGATCAAGGATGTTGAATTGTCCATCGGTGGCCAGCGCATCGACAAGCACTACCAAAAGTGGTGGCGTTTGTACTCGGAGTTGTACTTGGACGACTCCAAGAAGGCGAACTACGGTAAGATGACGACCAACCCGGTTGCCTCCACGGCCGGCACGGTTTTCCTCCCGTTGTTGTTCTTCTTCAACCGCAACCCGGGTCTCTACTTGCCGCTCATCGCGCTTCAATACCACGAATGCCGCATTGACTTCGACTTGAGCTCTGAATTCTCCCAATACACCGATGGTTCCACGTTCAAGGTCTGGGGTAACTACGTGTACCTCGACACCGAAGAGCGTCGTCGCTTCGCGCAAAAGGGTCACGAATACCTCATCGAGCAAGTGCAACACACTGGCACCGACACGGTCACGGCCGGTTCCACCAAGCAAGTGCGCTTGTCCTACAACCACCCGATCAAGGAACTCGTGTGGTGCTTCAACAACGGTAGCTCCTCCAACGCCCAACACTGGAACTTCACCTCCAACGCCGCGACCGCTGGTTCCGTCGTCCTCGAAGCTAACCCGACGGCGTACGGTAACTGCCACGTGCCGATCTCCGAAGGTACCGGTGCCCCGCTCCTCTCCGTCGGTTCGTCGGGCTCTGCGAAGCAATGGTCCGAAGAAGGCGCCGCGCTCTCCGTCTCCGCGGGTCCGCTCGACACCTTCAAGTTGGTCCTCAACGGCCAAGACCGCTTCAAGGAACAAAAGGGTAAGTACTTCAACCAAGTGCAAGCCTTCAACCACCACTCCGGCTCCCCGTACCCGGGTGTGTACTCGTATTCTTTCGCGCTCAAGCCGGAAGAACACCAACCGACCGGTACGTGCAACTTCTCTCGTATTGACAACGCTCAAGTCGCGGTGACGCTTAAGGCCGATGCCACCGACTCGCAAGTCATGCACATGTTCGCGACCAACTACAACGTCCTCCGCATCCAAAGCGGGATGGGCGGGCTTAGCTTTTCTAATTAAGTTGGAATAATCAGGCCCAAAAAGCAGGCGTTAAAAGCGTTTGTCCTGCTAGTCTGTGTGTGCAGGCGAGACAACCTGGTTGCGGGAAGTTCCTTAGAGCTCTAACTACCACCCTCATTTGGAAACATTTGAGGGGATCTCGGTTAATGACCGAACCCGATGGTAAAAATGTTAGAGATTGGATAATCCGCAGGCGAGAACCTACGTTCGCTACGACAAGAATATGGTTCCGTTTCAACGATCGCTAAGGTGTCGGTGTCAAGTGAAGGATTAGTCATCCCGATGATGCTTAAGGTACGATCTGGCCCACTGGGAAACCTTTGGGATTAACCGTGCTTTCTCCAACTAAGAAAGCTATGGCTACACATTAAAAATTTACATTCATCTCAAACATTAAGATATTTCAAGTACCCTAATGTTTGTTTCGCGTTCATGAACTAGAAATAATTTCAGGACAACTCATAGATGGAGAAAGTGTGCACACATTGTCACGAAAAGAAGTCACTCGATCACTTTGGAAAACATAAACAAACGAAGGATGGTCATTTGAATCAATGTAAAGCGTGTCGCAAAGAATACATGAAAGCATACGAAGCAAAGAATAAGGAAAAGATAATAGAAAAATCTAAGGAGTACTACGAAGTAAATAAAGAGCAAATAAAAGAGCGTGTGAGAACTCATTGGAATGAAAACGCGACTGAAATAAATGAAAAAAGGCGCGAACGATACAATAACGACGAAGAGTATCACACAAAAAGACTAAACGAGTGTTCAAAATCTAATGCCAAGTGTCGACCAGATCGACGCAAGAAGGCCAAAGAAAACAAAACACCTGGGTATTATCTTGAATTGTGTCGTAAAAGAATGTGGCACGCATTTAACGGTCGTGCAGCGAAATCTGATAAAACCATAAACCTTCTTGGTTGTGATGGTCACTTTCTCAAACAATATCTCGAAACAACAAAAGTTCCCGGAAAAGACTATTCAAATGCACACATAGATCACATCGTACCATGTTCGTCGTTTGATCTCAGTGATGAAAAACAACAGAAGATATGCTTTCACTATACAAACCTTCAACTTCTTCCAGCCCACGAAAATCTCATGAAGAGTAATAAAATCTCAATATAACATATAATTCAAACATGTTTCCTCAGGAAAAGAAGACTATGAAGCGCAGTCCCGTCGCGTGGATTCCGATCGTAATCATTGCGGTGGGTATGATCGCCGGTGTTTCTATGATTTTGCTTGATCGTAACGGTCCGATGAAATTGAAGCGATAATTTCACATTCCACACATATTTGATTCTCGTTGATGTAATCATGTATTCGTTCACATTCTATACACTTAAACTCAGCCACACCATCTAACACACATGGATAATGTGTGTCATCATCAAGATACCATGTCACGTGTTCATATATTAATTCCACTATATCATGTGGATTCATCAGTTGATATATGAACTCCCATACACCTGTTTTTCGCATTCCGTGAAACATCGCGCGAATACTGTAAACGACGCGTCCACTTATTTTATCACTCCATTCGACGTCGTATGTACCTTTGTGTAAATGTTCGTATATACACTCGTTTAGTGCATTTTCTTGACGAAACGTGAGTCCATGGTCTGCCATATGAGCATGCTCGAATGGATCACACGCGATCCACTTTTCAAGCACAGCGTGTATATCTCGATACATTTCCATTTTAAATTGGTCCCAGTGTTCATAGCGTTCAAAACGTATCTTTGGTGTCTCAAGTTTCTTCTCGAGTTCAACGATTCGGCGCTGCTTTTCCAGGATGTCTCGATCGTATAAGACTTTCGAACACAGTGCGAGTCTTTCCATTTCATAAAAGGTACTTAAAATTTTTATATTCATTTATAATATAAAATGGGTGTTATTGTGACTGAAGATGTTCCGCTCGACATGGGTTTGAGTATTGACAAGTATTACGCGGCTCTCGGCACGAACGAAGCGCGCGTGCAAAAGCGTATCGATACGCAACGGGCGTATGGTGAAGATGGTGCAGTGACGGAATCGACGACCACTGAATACGTCATCGAAGGTCTCTTCCAAAAGTGGATTTCCAAGGAAGCGCGTGATGCGGGTTCCAGGCCGTTTGCGCACCAAAACGTTCGCATCACGCAAGCGACGGCGCCGGTGGGTAACATTTATGATATGCTGTACACGAAGTTAAAAGAAGGCCTCGTCTATGTACAAGATGCCTAGACGACCCGTGTATACGGATGGAAGTTGTCTCGGGAACCCAGGTGCCGGTGGATGGGCCGCGGCGTTCACGGTTGACGATTATATATCAGGGAGTGCAGAAAATACGACGAACAATATCATGGAAATGACAGCCGTCGTGCGCGCACTCGAAGAGTGTTTGGCACGTGGTATTCTTGACATACAACTATTTACGGATAGTAACTATGTCAAGAATGGCATAACATTGTGGATTAAGAATTGGAAGAGGAATGGTTGGCGAACCGCTGCGGGTGCGTCGGTGAAGAATAAGGATTTGTGGATGCGTATGGATATACTCGCGTCAAAAATGACCCACGTCGAGTGGACGTGGGTCAAGGCGCACAATGGAGATGCGTTGAATGAATTCGTGGATACATTGGCACGTCACAGAGCGACCGAGATTAAAAATGCCCGCGTAAAATAATGGAGCCCCACCCGTGGTGTGAGAAGCAGGAGAAGCTCCTCAAATCGTGGGCCGAGAGAGCCGCGGGATATAGATGGCTTCATAATCACGCACGCCTTCACTATAAAAAACAGAATGATTACCTGTCATACCCGAGTATAATCATCGCGAGTATCACAGGGGTTGGTGGTTTCGCTGTGCTTAACCCAAGTGGAAATGAAGACCTGGATGCAGAAACGAGAACTAAAATTATGATTGTGCAATACTTTTTCGCGTTTCTCAATGTTCTCGGTGGTATTCTCACATCGATAGGTAAGTTTAGTCAGAGTTTGTCACTCTCCGAGGCACATTCCGGGATGTGTGTACAGTACTCTAAGTTTTATAGAAATATAGATATGGAATTGTCACTGGACTCCAGAGATAGGACATGTGTGATTGAGTTTGTAAAGAAGTCACGCGAAGAGTACGATAGACTTCTCGATGAAGCTCCGGATATTCCAGCTATATCTATCGCTGCATTCAATTTAGAATTTCCTGATCGTGAAAATAAACCAGATGTGTGTAACGGTCTCAGTATCATCGTGAGTGATGAAACTGCGTCACAACTCGCATCAAGACGAGCTGTGACGAGGTGGTTGGGGGCGTTCAGGGGTGTTGTCGGTCGTAAAAGTACAGATATAGATGATCTCGCAAGAATGGAAAGTGTTTAAAGATCACTTGCAATGCATACTAAATGGATGACTACATCTTAGAGATACCCAACTTTTTACCGAGTGACCTGTGCGCATCGATCGTCACACGATTTGAAAATGATTCCCGAAAAAAGCATGGATACTTTTCATATCCAATTGACGGTGAGATCGTCCAGAGAGATAAACAAAATACGGAACTCATGGTGAGTGGTCTCGAGGGATGGAGTGACATAGAACGCATTTTCACTGATTCTGTGAATAGAGCCTTTGGTGTCTACATGAATCATCTGAATACAAATTTCAACTATGAGTGTAGTTGTCATGTATATGATCGGGAACTCTCACAACCCGGATTTTATTACACACCGTTTCCTGTACAACGCATTGAAAAGGGGTGTAAATACGAATGGCACCACGATGGTGACTTTCACCGAGGATACTTTGTACAGGCTCTCTTCTACCTAAATACACTCGAGGATGGTGAAGGTGGGTGTACAGAGTTTAGAAATGGTCGAAAGGTACGACCCGAGGCTGGTAAACTCCTGATTTATCCATGTTCGTGGACCTACCTTCACACGGGTGGTGAAGTTTTGGGAGGTCCTAAGTATATTTGTACCTCGACGATAGGATTTGGACAAACTTAAAAACATGAATGTATAAGGTACATATAGATGAACATCGGTGTGTTAACAGCGGGTGGTGTGTGTCCGGGTGTAAATAATGTTGTGCGATCGATCGTGATTCGTGAACGAAATCAGGGAAACAAAGTCATTGGATTCAGTGACGGATTCCGTGGCTTAAATGAAGACATACATATACCACTCGAATGTGATTGTGGAACGGATTCACTCCTTCGAGTGTCTTATGATTATGTGGATATAGACAAGGCTATTAAAAACATTAAAAATCTTGACCGTTTGTATTGTGTGTGTGGAAATGAATCTATGAAATCCGCGAGGGACCTCGCGCTCGATGATCGCGTCAATACGAATATCATAGGCATACCAAAGACAATCTATAATGATATTTCTGGTCTTGAATGTATCGGGTTTCAAACAGCGGTCCAAGAACTTGCACGATATATAGATTGTGCATACGTCGAAGCCACTGTCTCAAATTCAATTGTGTTCCTCGAAGTTCCGGGGATACACGTGAATGATTTGGCCGTACACGCCACACTCGCGAGAAATTTAAAAGTCACTACGATCATCTTACCTAACACAAGCGACACCGATCACAGGCGATCGATCGAGTACGGATACGCGACGCGTGGGTATGCCGTTGTCGTCATTTCTGAAATGTGTGATATTATCGATGGTCTTTCGGTAAAACCAAAGGTGATTGCACCCGGATACCTCATTCGGGACGTGGAGCCGTGTGTCTATGATAGTATTCTCGTTGAACGCGTCGTGCGTGAAGCGTTCGAGCACGCACAAGAACATCGTGATTTTATCAAGGGTGCCGGAGTCGTCATACCTTTCAAAGATTATCTACGCATAGTCTAAGATGGAAGCACTGGGGTTTACCGCCGTCGCGACAGGGCTTCGACTCTACTTCAATACATTTGAAGGGTTTACGTTTCGGTACTGGGGTGATTTTGAATTTTTCGTCTTTTTGACAGTTGTGAATGTCATGTACTTGAAACTCAAACTCGTTCCAATGCTTAAATATTATGGTATCGCTTTCGTCGCACGCGAGCTCGTTCGACAAATGAGTCCGACGAAAGTCGAGGATGTTCCAATTGAAAAAAGACCCAAGGACGTGGTCATCACATTTAAGCGGTGTACACAATGTTCAAATCTGTACGACGCGACGCAAGTCGTTTCATTTATCGTTTTCGCATACGCTTTAGTACGATATAGAAAAGAATTAGTACAAGTACTATCTCAATAATAAAATACTGATAATACTCTTTGAGCCTTTGTCCCGCGTTACATGTCAGTTCTGACGTTTGAATTCCTATGTCACGAAGAAACGGTCGAAGATCGACACATCCCGGTGCCGATAAAAGACATGGTTTTTTATTTTTATACCACAATTCTCTGTTGTGAATATGCAATCCACTCGTATTCACAACATTACAAAAGATTTCTTGATTCGTGTCGATTTTAATCGAACCAAGCATGCGATTCACGACGATTTGATCGTTATATTCTCCAGACGCGAGTATCTTTTCAATAAATTCTCGCATTTTGAATGCGTAGCCCATGAACATACCCGCGTTCGCCTTTTCACCATAAAATCCAAGTTTCCATTGAACATACTTTTGAATCATGTTTCCGTTATCCGCCGTCATGGAAAAGAGCATGTCACACTTCATCGCTTTGAACTTTTGGACAATTTCATTCAACGAACACAGAACGATCGTGTCGAAACCATCGACGTTAATGACTATATCATCGTCGGGTACTTCTTTCAAAAACGCCAAGAGTTCGTGGTGTCGTTTCACATAGCCTTCCCATGGGTGACCCATACCTCGCACGACGGGTTGAATTTTGTGTTTGGTACACGAGTCGATCAGACTAGGAAAATATCTCTCGGAGTGTGTGACGTATGTGTACAAGTGACTCATACCATGTGACCAGAAAATATTCTCATGGTATTCTAAATGTCTGTGTTCAGCAACAATATTTTTATCAGTACGCTCTTGGTAATGTCTATGAGTGGTTTACTCATGCACAAGGGATTTGATTACTTTCCGAAAGCGAATAATGAATTCTTCAACACACCGCTCGTGTACGGTCTCTTGATCATGCTTCACAGCATGTACGGTGCTTCAGGCCTCATTGAACAGCCGTCCGTGTTTGAAAACATTGCGTCAAACAAATTCGTCAAGATGTTCATTTTGTATCTCATTTCATACGCCGCCGCGCGCGACTTTGAAGATGCCGTGTTCCTATTGGTCATGTTCCTCGCGGTGACGCAATTGGTCCGAACGAAGGAGGAACGTGAAAAACATCCCTATATATTGTAAGGATGCGTTACGGTTCGATGCTCAGAAGACATTTTAAGATTCGTATGAATATTCGAGGATTCGTGGAAGATCATCACGTGATTCCTCGTCAATTCAAAAAACATCCGACGATTGAAAAGTTCAAATACGACATCAATGCGAGTCATAATCTCATATTGATGCCGCGTTTCCTTTCTAGAAACCTGCGACCAAATAGAATTGCGCACAATGGGAATCATCCCTCGTATAACGCATACGTTGAACGTATGTTGAATTGTATTACACATAAAAAAGAACTCGACGATTTCGTTGATTTTCTCAAAATCGCGTGTCGATTCCGACCACACGATATCCCATGGCATTGATTAGTATCCCTGTACGAGTGATTTCGTCGTGAGTTTTGGGTAGTGTCTCGAAAAGAAGTCCTTGTCCTCGTGTTCACTGTGACCGATCGTACTCTTATGTGTTCGATCGATGAGCATGCAATGCCGAAGATCTTTGTAGTACACGCGCGCACCCTTGGCGATTAAATCTTCGTGTTTCATATCCACGTGATTATCCATGGGTAGGAATTCGTCCAAGTATTTTTGTATGTTTGGGACGTGTACGAGATAACATTTGGTCGATGAAATCCACCGAACCTTTTCGAGATCGCCTTCCTTTCGTTCGGGAAGTCTCGAGAGACAATGGAAGAAACACATTTCAAAGTCATCACCTTTTTCGTCGATGACGGCTTGGATGTCTTCATAGATTTTTTTGTTTTTAATGACGACGTTATCTTCAAAAATCACCGCGTATTTGAGTCCCTGATTGGCACATCGACGATGAAATTCGAGATGACCCATGTAACACCCGATCGCACCGAGATTAAAATACGTGAGGTTTGGTCGAATCATGTACGGATTAAAATGTAACTTCATCGCCTTTTTGAAGTATTCGGGGTCGATGAGTTTTCTGTATTTGTTTGCAATATTCGGCTGTGTCGTGTCGTCGCTATAGATGACTTCGATGGGAATGGATCGATCGTGTCCTTCCATGAAATTCTCGTATCGTTCCTTGGAGCGACGCATGGTCAAGAGGAAACACTTATAATTGATCTTCTTCTGTTTGTATTGCCACGCGATGATGATCAAAAGTGCAACCACGAGAATGATCGCGAGATACATCTTACTTAAACACTAGAAAATATCTTAGACTAAGTATGAACTTTTATGATGTCGCTGGTCTCGTGAGTTCTATATTCATATGTCTCATGTTCATACCAGAGCTCACACACGTACACAAAACTAAAGACGCAAAGGCGATCAATTACGGATTTCTACACCTGAACCTACTTGCGAGTGTCTTAGCTCTCGTGTATTCTATACACTATAACGTCATACCCATGACGATCACGAATATTTCCGCTGGAATGTTTTCATT